ATAACGAACAGCACACTAGATAGCAGTCCTATTGGTTCTACAAGCCCATCAACGGGCGTTTTTACCAATATCTTTACAACAACTGGTCAAGTAACGACAAGCCCAACCTCAAACTCGGACATAGCCAACAAGTATTATGTTGACTCTATCGCCCAAGGATTAAGCCCAAAGGCGGCTGTAAAGTGCGGAACGACCGCAAATATCACTTTATCTGGCTTACAGACGATTGATACCTACACCACGCTATCTGGTGACAGGGTATTGGTAAAGAATCAAACAAGTTCTGCCCAAAATGGCATTTATATAGCGTCTACAACCGCTTGGACACGCTCGGTAGACATGGATGTATGGTCAGAAGTGCCTGGCGCATACACAGTCGTTATTAACGGCTCAACCAACGCAAACACATCTTGGGTAACAACTGCCGCAGATACAGGAACTATTGGCGTTACCGCAATGCCTTGGGTGCAATTCTCTGGTAATGCAACCTATTTTGCGGGTACTGGGTTAACTTTAGCGTCTAACACCTTTTCCATCACTAATACTGGTGTAACTGCGGCATCTGTTGGCTCGGCAAGCAAGACTTTAACGGCAACTGTTAACGCACAAGGTCAACTGACCGCGTTGGCAGATACAAACATCGCTATCGGTGCTACTCAGATTACATCTGGCACGATAGACACAGCACGAATCTCTGGGTCATACACAGGCATTACAGGCGTTGGAACGCTAACCGCAGGCACTTGGAACGCAAGCACGATTGGCGTGGCTTATGGCGGTACTGGCGCAACGACTTTTAGTGCTGGTTATGTAAAAGCAAACGGAACAACTGCTTTCACGACTGTTTCAACGATACCGAACACCGATATTTCTGGGCTTGGCACGATGTCAACCCAAAACGCCAATTCAGTAGCGATTACGGGTGGTTCTGCGGCTATTACAACGCTTAAAACGCTTGGGCTTACTGGTTATCTATACGGCAACGATACAAGTGCTGTAACAGCGTCTACAACGATTCCTACAAGTGCTTTATCGGGCAACTTTGTAAGCACTTTCTCTGCTGGAACGACTGGTTTTACGCCATCAAGCAACACAACGGGTGCAGTCACTTTGGCTGGCACTTTGAATGTGGCTAATGGTGGAACGGGCGTTACTTCATCTAGCGGTGCTAATTCTGTTGTTTTGCGCGATGCAAATGGAAATATCACTACTAATTGTTTGTTTGAAGGTTATGTAACGCAAGCGGCAAGCGGTACGACCATCACGCTAGTTGCATCATCTGCACAGAACTATCAGATAACTGGCTCTGGTGGCCAAGTTATCAAGTTACCAGATGCAACAACGCTACCAAATGGCGCGACTTTTACATTTAATAACAACCAGTCATCTGGTGCTATTACTGTACAAAATAATTCGTCTACGACTGTTGCAACAATAAATTCTGGCGGTTATGTAACTGTTGTTTTGTTGTCAAATTCTATTGCGGCTGGTTCATGGGATAGACACGATTCCACACCAAGTAATGTTTCTTGGTCAACCAACACGCTAGATTACCCTGGCTCTATCACAAGTGCCACATGGAACGGCAACGCTATTGCTATCAATCGTGGAGGCACAAATGGAACGGCTACTCCTACTGCTGGTGGCATTGCCTATGGTAGCGGTACTGCTTACGCATTTACTGCCGCTGGAACATCTGGTCAAGTTCTAACCTCTGCGGGTTCTGGAACTCCTACTTGGTCAACCCCAGTTTCTTATGCAACAGTAACGGATGACACAACTACAACAAGCACTCGCTATCCATTGTTTGCAAGTGCCACAAGCGGTAATTTAACGACTGAGTATGTATCCTCTACAAACTTGCAATATGTCCCTAATACGGGCGTTTTGACGGCTTTAGGGTTTGCTGGCGCATTAAATGGTTCTGTTGGTGCAACTACCCCATCTACGGGCGCATTTACTACCTTGAGCGCAAGTTCTACTGTTTCTGGAACAGGGTTTAGCACTTATTTGGCAAGTCCACCAGCAATCGGCGGAACTGCGGCGGCGGCTGGTACTTTTACCACTTTAACTGCGACTTCAGATTCTGCGTTTACTTCTACTGGCGCATTGCAACTGCCAAAGGGAACTACTGCCCAACAACCCACGGGCGTAACAGGCAAGATTCGGTATAACACCACCACAAGTTCATTTGAGGGATATAGCGGTGGGGCTTGGTCATCTATTGGTGGTGGCGCAACGATTTCTGACGATACTTCAACAAATGCGGTTCGTTATCCATTGTTTGCGGCGGCTACCTCTGGAACTGCGTCTACTGTATACACAAGTTCAACAGAATTAAAATATAACCCGTCTACTGGTGTTTTGACTTCTGTGGGCGTTGTGGCTAGTTCTGGTTTGGTAGAAAATTCAGCAACGATTGCGGCTAACTATACGATTGGAACTGGAAACAATGCGGTATCGGCAGGCCCGATAACCATAAATGCAAGCGTTTCAGTAACTGTACCAAGTGCTTCTAATTGGGTGGTTCTATGATTATTTTGGATGGAACAAATGGTGAGACTTTTCCATCGTGGACAACAGCCACAAGACCAGCATCGCCTAATGCTGGGCAGACAGGCTATAACACCACATTAAATGTTCTTGAATCTTATAACGGCACAACATGGATAGGCGGTGGAACTGTCACTAGCGTTGGCGGTACAGGAACAGTAAACGGATTAACCTTAACAGGCACAGTCACTTCCTCTGGCAACTTAACTTTGGGCGGAACGCTAGACCTATCTAGCCCTCCTGCTATTGGTGGAACAACGCCAGCCGCAGGAACTTTCACAACGCTAAGTCTTACAGGTACAAGCAATCAAGTATCTAGCGTAGCGGTAAGTTCAGACCCTGCCGCACCATCTGCGGGTAATTTAAAGACATTTGCTAGAACTATTGCAGGTGGATATACAGCACCAGCGTTTTTGAATGCTACTAATGCGGTGGTTCAATTACAACCAGCGTTTGCTAATAAGCGTATTACACTAATTGGTTTTCAAAATAACAGTTCAACAGTAAGTTCAATAGGGACTCAAGCGTTAACAGGAACAGTTACATCTGTCGCAGTAACAACAACTAATTTATTTACAAGAGCAATCAGGGGGACTTTTGTTAGTACATCCACGGCAGGAACTTTTGGTAACTACTATGGTGGAACTGGTGTTTCTATGTTTACGCTTGGTTCTGCAACTACTCCTGCTTATGGTGGTTTTTACTATGTAATTCGTTTTGGTATAGGTGATACTGTTGCCGCACCAAGAACATTTATTGGTATGTCAAGCACAACAGGCGCACCTACAAACGTAGAACCATCTACATTGACAAACAGTATTGGTGTTGGTCAAGGCGCGGCGGATACCAATTTAAAAGTCTATTATGGCGGTTCTGCCGCACAAACTGCTATTGATTTGGGGGCAAATTTCCCAACAGGAACATCAAATACTGATTGGTATGAATTAACCTTATTTGCGCCACCAACATCTAACAACACAGTCTATTATCAAGTTATTAGATTAAATACAGGTGATAAAACATCTGGTACTTTAACAGGTACAGCAGGAACTGTTTTGCCATCAAATACAACATATTTAGCACCAAGAAATTGGAGAACAAATAACGCAACTGCATCTGCTGTTACTCTAGCATTGGGCAATATTTATATGGAAACGGATTACTGATGTACACAATAATTCTTGACCAAGGAACAGTAACAAGGGGTGAAGATGGTAAGGTGGTTGCACCTTGCCAATCAGACCAAGACCCTGATTTTCGTGCTTATATTGATTGGGTAGAGGCAGGGAATCAGCCTACCATTTTGGAAACGAATAACCAATGACAACAATAGTAAGCGGCACAAACGGATTATTGCAGTCTACGGACTACCAAACCCCAACGACAGGGTTTAGTTATACCTTTCCGTCATCTTCTCAAGTAGTGCTTTTAAAACCCGCTACAACGCTGTTGACTGGTACAATCACAATGCCCCTAGCACCATCTGACGGAATGACAGTCACAATGGCATCAACACAAGCAATTACTACATTAGTAGTAAACGGAAACACAGGCCAAACTGTAAATAACGCCATCACAACTCTTTCTGCTGGCGGTTTTGCTTCTTATTTATATAGGTCAGCAGATACATCGTGGTATCGCGTAGGATAAAGGAAATATCATGGGAAATTTAGTATTTCAAGCAACATTAGGCGGTCAAGTTAACTTGGTTGGCCCAAACACAGCGTCAACTTTTAATTTAAATGTGCCTGCTGTTTCTAGCACTTTGGCAACCTTAACTGGTACTGAAACATTTACAAACAAGACGTTGACCAGCCCAACGCTGACTACACCTGTTTTGGGTACGCCTTCTAGCGGTACTTTAACAAACTGTACGGGCTTGCCTAACGCTGGTTTAGTTAACTCAAGCGTTACTGTTGGCTCTACTGCTATTTCATTGGGTGGAACGGCTACGACTGTGGCTGGATTGACTTCGTTGGCAAGTAATACGCTAACAAGTGCCGCATCTACTGCGCTAACAATTCAATCTGCTGGCACTACGGCAGTAACTATTGATACTTCACAGAATGTGGGGATTGGTACTACTACGCCTAGTCTTACTGGCGCAACTAAGGCTTTAACTATAAATGCCCCTGCTTCTGGCAATTATTCAGCAATTGAACTTGCTTCTGCGGGTGCGGCAACCGCTAACTTTATTGCAAATAGTTCAAATGTATATATAGGCTCATATACAAATATCCCGTTTGTTTTTCAAACAAATAACACAGAGCGTATGCGTATCGACACTAGCGGTAACTTGCTGGTGGGGCAGACATCAAGCAACAATGCAAAGATACAACTGACTCAAGCAACTACAGCAACTGAATCCGCAACCTTTACAAATTCATCAGCAAGTCCGTATGGTTTGGGGATTACGTTTAGTGGTGCTGACCCAAATAACGCCACCAATTATATTTTGGCTGGATACGATAGTTTTGCTTCTGTTTTCATGTACCGCATTTATTCCAACGGAACTGTTGCGGCTCGTTCAGATGCACGTTGGAAAAAAAATGTAGAAACAACTAGAAATGGTTATGCAGAAGATTTATCAAAATTGCGTGTTGTTAAATACAACTGGTATAACCAAGACGATGGTGCGCCAAAAGAATTAGGTTTTATTGCTCAAGAAGTAGAACAAGTATTTCCTAATTTAGTTCAAACAGACCCCGTAATGAAAAAACGGGAAGTTACAGACGAACAAAGAAATGTCACAGAAGAAGAATATCAAGATGGCACTAGCAAGTCTATTAAAACATCTGTGTTTGTTCCTATGCTTGTTAAAGCAATCCAAGAACTAAAAGCAATAAACGACACACAAGCCGAAACATTGACTCAGCAAACTGAGGCAATCAACGCACTAACCGCCCGTGTGGTGGCTTTGGAAGCCAAATGAACTACGCTTGGAAAATACTAGATATTTACGCTGATGGTGAGAAAATCACCTCGGCTAAATACCATTGCGCTGTTTTTGATGGTGAAAACACAGTAGAAACAGAAGGCTACGCCACTTTTGATGGCGAGGCAAAGACTGCTTTTTCTGAAGTAACAGAAGAAATGGTCGCACAATGGGCTAAAGAATCGCTGACAATCAATGGCGAATGTCTAGTAGAAAAGCGTTTGGCAGAACAGTTAGCCAACTTGGAAAAGAAGCCAGCCGTTGCGCCTTGGAAACCACAGATATTCACGCCTGACTTATAAGGGTTAACCATGACAGTCCCAATAGACATTATTAGCAGAGCCTTAAAGGATATTGGGGCTTTAGAGGCAGGCGAGACACCAACGCCAGATGCGGCACAAGACGCTTTTGACATGATGAATGACCTTATCGACCAATGGTCGAATGAGGATATGATGGTGTTCAATGTTACTGAGATTATTTTTCCAGTCATTGCTGGTCAGACTCAGTACACGATTGGCCCAGTCGCATCGACCGCTAACTTTATTGGTGCATCGTTTACGGGTTCAATCTCTGGTGACATTCTTACTGTTACGGCTATTGGCTCTGGTGCGGTTGCCCAAGGACAAACTTTAAGCGGTACGGGAATCACTACTGGAACAAGAATTGTTGACTTTATTACTGGTGCAGGCGGTAACATAAACGAGGTCGGCACATACAAACTCAACATTAGTCAAACAGTTTCCTCGACAACAATAACTGCTTACTACGAAAAGCCATTGCAGATTAACTCTGCTTTTGTGCGTATCAATACCAATTCAAATGGTCAACCTATCGTAAACGGGGGTTTAGATTACCCAGTTTCTGTTTTGGCTCTACAAGATTATGAAATGATTGGCTTAAAGACGCTAAACGGCCCTTGGCCAAAAGCGATTTACTTTAATCCTGGCGCGGACACGGGTAACTTGTTTGTTTGGCCAAACCCCTCTCAGGGCGAGATGCACTTGTTTGCTAACACTATATTCAGCAGATACAACACGCTGTATGACCCTATTGTGTTGCCACAAGGCTATTCAATGGCTCTCAGATGGTGTTTAGCAGAGCGTTTGATGCCTATGTATGGCAAGGCAAGCGCGGTGCAGATTCAGATGATTAACGCTTATGCGGCACAAGCAAAAGCAACGATTAAGCGCAACAACATGAGTCCTTTGCAAGTGGCAAGATACCCAGATGCTTTGATGAACACAAGAGCAAAAGACGCTGGTTGGATTCTTACTGGGGGCTTTGTCTAAATGGCAGACTTTGGCTTTGTTGGCCCTTCCTATCCTGCCGCTTCGGTTTACCAAGACTCGAATGAGTGTATAAATTTCCTTCCCGAAATTGACCAACTCAAACAGGCTGGTGACAGAGGCGTGGTTGCGTTATACCCAACGCCTGGTCTAACAATTAAAGCCATTTTGCCTAACCAGCAAGAAGTGCGCGGTATGCGGACACTTTCTGGTGGCACAAGAATGTTGGTGGTGTGTGGGCCTTATGTCTATGTGTTCAACAATGTTTTGACTCCCACCATGATTGGTGAACTCAACACCTCAACGGGTCGAGTCACCATATCTGACAACGGCATAAATGCTTACATCGTAGACGGCACATATCGTTACACATGGCGTATTGCTACTGTTACTGCGGCTGTGTTTACTGGTGTGGTGTCAGGTACAACTTTAACTGTCACATCTGTAAACTCTGGAACGCTTGCTGTTGGTCAACACTTCTTTGCTGTTGGCGCGTTGCAAGAAACAGTTATAACGGCTTTAGGAAGCGGTAGCGGTGGAACGGGTACATATACCCTTGGGTTATCGCAAACCATCGCTTCTAGCCAAATGTATACCTCCAGCCCTGGCGCAATCATCACAGCGTCAATGTCTGGCACTACGCTGACTGTGACTGCGGTTTCTAGCGGTACTTTGTATGTTGGTCAGACTATCCAAGGTGCTGGCATCACGACTCAAACAATCATCACGGCTTTGGGAACGGGTACTGGTGGAAATGGAACTTACACAATAAATAATTCTCAGACTGTGGCATCTGAAACGATGTATGCACTAAATTGGACTGTTTTGCCGTCTAGCGATGGTGCTTTTACAGGCGGTGAGACTTGTGACATTGTTGACAATTACTTTGTTTATAACCGCCCATCGTCTCAGCAGTTTGGCGCATCTGGTGTTTTATCACCTATTTCTGGCAATACTTCATTTTCTAGTAAAGATGGCTCACCAGATAACTTAGTGGCTCTTATTGCTGACCACCGCGAAGTATATTTGATGGGCGAGGCTTCTTCTGAGGTGTGGACAGATGTAGGTGGAAACCCTTTCCCATTCCAACGGATACCAGGCACTAATACCCAACACGGCATTGCGGCTAAGTTTTCGCTTGCTCGTCTAGGTAATTCTTTTGCTTATGTATCGCGCAATAGTCGCGGTCAAGCGCAAGTGATGCAGATGAATGGTTATATCCCTACAAGGATTTCTAACCATGCGGTAGAGAATACGCTCACAAATAATTATGTAGACGATGCTATTGCTTGGACTTACCAGTTAGAAGGTCACGAAGTTTATGTGGTGTCTTTCCCAACTTTACAGTTAACTTGGGCTTATGACATTGCTTCTGAAATGTGGCATAAGTGGCTATACACAAATAACGATGGCACTTATTCACGCCACAGAGGTAATTGCTGTGCAGTCTTTCAAAGCATGGTTTTGGTTGGTGATTACGCCAACGGCAACATTTATGAACTTGACAAACAGAATTACACCGACAACGGGCAATATGTACGCAGATTAAGACGCGCACCGCACTTAGTGAGCGACTTTCAGCGTCAATATTTTGATGAACTCCAGATTCAGTTCCAACCTGGCGTTGGCACTACGGGCTTATCTGTTGGCGCATCTGGAAGATTTATCGGTAGCCCATACATCATTTACCCAGATGCAACGCTGACAGTAGGGCCTATGGACATTCTGTATTTAGGCGTTTCTAACCAAATTAACGGCAATACGCCCACAACCTACCCACAAGCCATGTTGAGATGGTCAAACGATGGTGGTTCTACTTGGTCGCGTGAATACACAGTAACAATCGGTCAAACTGGTAAATACAAGAATCGTGCCATTTGGCGCAGATTGGGCATGGCTAGAGATAGAGTGTTTGAGGTGTCTATAAGTGACCCAGTAAATGCTGTGATTATCTCGGCTAATCTCAAAGCGACTCAGGGAGAAAACTAATGGCTACTGGAATTTCCAATACCTCGCAGTTAAACCCATATCCACAGACTGAGTTTCTTGACGGACAGACCAAAAGACCAACAAGGGCGTGGCAACAGTTCTTTTTAAACCTGCTTAACTTCAGTTCGGCAACAACGGCTACGGCTGGTTCTGGCACATTACCTAGCAACCCCGTGGGCTTCATAAACATCACAATAAATGGTGTGGCTTACAAAGTGCCATATTACAATGTCTGATATGGAATTAGCCCACAATCATGTGCCAACGCTTGAAGAAATAGAGCGTTTACAACATGAAATGTCAAAACTTCCACAAACGGAAGATTTGCATACAGAACATTATTTTTCTGGTGGAATGTATTGCCGTAAATTGTTTAGACCAAAAGATACATTGATTGTTGGAAAAGTACATAAAAAAGACCACTTTTTTCTGTGCGCCAAAGGTCAAATTATTGCGTGGTCTGAAAAAGGAATGGTTACGCTTAATGAAGGTGATTTAATTTGCTCGAAAGCAGGCACAAAGCGAGTAACTTTGGCTGTGACTGATGCGGTTGGTATTACTTTTCATGTAACTGATAAAACAGATTTAGATGAAATTGAAAAAGAATTGATAGAGCCAGACGAATTGGCTTTGTTTGATTCTGGTAATAAATTAAAGGCTCATGTCTTGGGAGTAAAAAAATGTCTTTCGTAACAGCGGCAATTATTGGTGGTGGGGCTACGCTCGCGGCTGGCTATTTAGGGTCACAAGCGGCTAAAAGTGCGGCAAATAAGCAAGCAGATGCGGCTCGGTATGCGGCAGAACTTCAACAAGAACAATTTAATCTAACTAACGAACAGCAAAAGCCGTATCGTGAGGCTGGTTATTCTGCGTTGAGTGACATAAGTGGCATGAAGCCATATCTTACAAAACAATACACGCCAGAAGATTTCACATCAGGTATTGACCCAGGCTACGCTTTTAGACTTCAACAAGGCAGAGAAGGAACTAACCGCATGGCAAACATAGCGGGTGGATTGATTAGCGGTAACGCTTTAAAAGGTCAAGAAGATTACAGTCAAGGATTAGCCAGTCAAGAATACGGAAATGCGTTTAATCGTTTTCAAACACAGCGTAGCAACATCTATAACACTTTAGCGTCAATCGCTGGTTTAGGGCAAACTTCGCTTGGTCAAACAACAGCCGCTGGTACACAAGCCGCAGGCAACATAGGTACAAACATCGCTAATGCTGGCGCGGCACAAGCAGGCGGTATTGTTGGTTCTGCTAATGCTATGGGTGGTGCATTACAAGGATTAGGTAATCAATATTATTTGTCTCAATTATTGTCAAGCAGAAACCAAACTCCAACTGGATATGGAAATCCTGTTCAACAAAACCCAATGGAAAATGTTGGTTAAGGAAGAATCATGGCAGAACCAGTAGCACTAGGAATTAAACCACCTCAACAAATGTCTCTTGGGGATATGCTTAACCTCGCGCGTGGCGCACAAGCGTACCAACAAGAACAACAAATAAACCCTTTGTCTCTAGAAAAGGCAAGAGCAGAGGCACAAGTTGCTACTGGCACAGTAACGCCAAGAATTTCTCAAGCAACTTCTGAAGCAGAAACATCACGAATAAACGCATTAAAAGCCAATTATGGTCTTGATGACACAGAACATAGTGCATTTGCAAAGATTCTTGGTGGTTTTGCTTATGACCCACGATTAAGTCCAGAAGCAATTAAAAAAAACCCACAAGGCGTTTTAGAAGTTATTCACGACATGAAGGCAGAAGGTCGTGCTAGTGGTATTCGTGATAAACGCTTAGACACTATTACTGCGCCAGCAATGGCTAAAGCATTGCAAGACCCTTCTTCTGTTCCTCAGTATTTACAGAATATGATGATGAGGGGGATGACACCATCTGAACAGCGTGGTGCTGGAATAGAAAAACTTGAAGTAACACCTACTGGTCAAGTAATGAGAACCACGCCAACTGTTTATGGGCAAAAACCACAAGTTACATTTGAGAAACCAAAAGGCGAAGTGCCAGCAAATGAAACAATAGAATCAGACCCATTAGGAAATAAGGCTATTGTTAAAAGAGACACTAGTGGTCAAGTTATTTCTAGCAGACCAGTTCCATCAGGCACACAGGGCGGTTTCCAAACTTTGCCACAAGGCGAAACACCAGACACAGTAGCAAAAGCAAGAGCCGAACAACTTGCTGTACAAAATGCGGCAAAAGGTGTTCAGTCATCACAATACAATAACAACACAATTATTAACTTGGCTGACAAAGCGTTGGTTGGTTCTAATGCCGAAACATTGGCTAAATTAGGGGGTGGTTTTGCTGTCCTAAATGCTGTTGGTACAGATTCTTTTACTGCGGTTGATAATCGCCAAAAGTTAGGTCACGCACTTTCACAAGAAACTTTAAACTTGTCATCTAGCGCAGGATTGGGTACAGATGCCGCAAGAAGCCTTTCTTCTCAGGTTTCTGGTGATATTCAATGGACACCAGAAGCAATCAAATCAACTGCTAGAACTAATAGGGCTTTAAGTACGGGCGCAGATATGCTTAATAGAGGCATGACTACTGCTATAAAGAACGCAAACAATAACCCAATAGCGGGTCGTGATTTCCAAAACAAGTGGAGTACACAAGAACAATTATTGCCTACTTTGCAATTTATAGATTCGATGCGTAATGCAAAAGCAGACCCAGAGGGCGCTAAGAAGATGATTGATTCTTTAGGCGGTTATGGTTCGCAAGGTTACAAAGATATGTTGAAACGCGCTGGTGGTTTGAATGACCTAATCACGAAAGGCCAGTAATGTCTGAATTTTCAATGGAAGAATTGGATGCGGTAGCGCGTACTATATCGGGCGCAACTAAACCTCAAACTGGACAAAACAAAAAAGAATTGCCACAACCAACACAAGAACAGTTGGATAAGGCAAGAAGAACAAAAGTTTTAAACCCACAACTGCAACCAGATGCTGAACCAGTAGCAGAAAACACACAACCTGATTTTTCATTTGACATGAAGAATCTTGATAAACAAGCATTTCAGATAGCATCTGGCAAGATAGAAGTTCCACAAAAAGAACCATCTCTCCTACAAAAAATTGGTGGGAATGTGGTGGGCGCGGTAGATGTGCTTGCTGGTGTACCTAACTTTATTGGCTATGGTGCTGGTAGGTTATTTGGTTTATCGCCAGAAGAAGCGTCTAAGGCGGCTGGTAAAGTTCCAGAGGCTATTTCACAGCCATTAGGTCGTTTGACTGGTATGTCAGAAACAGAAGCCTATAAAAAATCTATTCCTGTTGCTATACAAAACTACATTGGCGAACACCTTAACGAAGGCGCACAAAGTATTGCAACAAGATTTAATATTCCTTTGCAAGATGCACAAGCATTGCTAGAGGCTGGCGCAACTGGTGTTGGTTATGGCGTTGGTAAAGTTGCGGCTAAAACTGCTGTAAAACCAATGCAAGAGGCATTTGCTAAAGCCAAAGAAAATATGCCTACTGCTCGCATAGAAAAAGCGACAGAAGCACAAAAAATTCCAGAATTAACAAGAAATATAGACCAGTTACAACAACAGTTTGAACAACAAAAAGCCGCAGGGCAAGCAAAACCAGCCGTAGAAACAGTTACATCATCTACGGGCGAGCCTGTTGCACAAGTTGATTTAGGTACTTCTAAGCCTACAACGCCTGATGCACCATATACAGAACTTAATTATTCTGAAAAAGGTTTGCCATTGGATGAACAGTTTGCTCGCGCTAAAGTATTGCAAAAGGTGCTTGGTGATGACCATGCGGTTGATTTAGCGGCTATCGAAGGCAAAGGAAAAGAACGAGCCACTAATTTTGATGTATCTAGAACCGATACGCCACAAGGCAATTTGTTAGCAGAACGCATAGCGGATGAACAAAGACGGCTTGCTAAATATGGCGAAGGCTTGGTTAAAAAAACAGGCGGTACGCTTGGACTTGATGAAGCAACTTTATATAAAAGGGGCAATACACAACTTGCACCATTTGAAGAATATGGAAACCTTTTAGACAAAGAAATTGGGAAACTTTATAAAGAACGCGATAAAACCGCAAAAGAAGTTCCAATCCAAGCAAATTTTACAAAAGATTTGTTGAATGATGATTCAATTATTCAATTAGCAGATAACGAAAAATTAGCCAAAGCCACTACCGCCAAAATGAAACAACTTGGCATCATGGACAAAGATGGCAATTTACTTGATACAGATGCTTTTAAAGCGGAACAATTAAGAAAATGGTTAAACGAACCAAATGTTTGGTCTCCACAAAATGCTGGTTTACATCGTGCATTAAAAGATTCTATTGATAACGATGTGTTTGCTCATGCAGACAAAGCCATTTATGACGATGCTAGAAAACTATTTGGTTTAAAGAAAGATACGCTAGACAATCCAAAAGGTATTGCTACCATTTTGGATGAAAGTGGGCCTAATGGCATCAATAGAAAAGTTGATATAGAAAAAGTAGCAAACAAAATTGCTGGTATGGGCGTAGACCAGTTTACGCACATTATTGATACTTTAGACAAAATGCCTGCCGAATTGCAACCAAAAGCACAAAAAGCAAAAGCAGAAATTAAAGCACAATTTTTAAATCAAGCATTAGCGCAAAAAAGCCCTACTAAGTTAAAAGATTACATGGAAGATAACAAAGAAGTTATGAATCGTTTGTTTACGCCAGAAGAAATGGCAGATGTACGCGATTTTCACAATGCTTCGCAAATTCTAAAAACCGATGTTGGCTATAAGGGCGCGGCAGTTCAAAAAATAAATGTTGAACAAAAATTAGCAGGCAAGATTGGACAACAAATTTTGCAAAAAGGCGGTGCGGCTGGCGCTGAACTTTTAACAGGCGGTGCTGGTATGGGCGTACCAGCCGTGGTAGCGCACGAATATATTGGTAGCAAATTTGAAAAAGGTCAAGCCAAAAAAGTGGCAAAGGCTGAAGAAGAAGCGTTTAAAAAAACACAAGAGCGTTTTGTCCCTATCAAAGATTTATTAAAATCAAAAAATCAACCGCCAGAAACAACAAATCGCATAGAACTTAGAAATATGGCCCCAGGCCAGCCAGATTAAAAGGACACACATGGCAGTCAATCTATCCCCCATCGGTAATGGCTTTCAGTTCTTTACCACTACTGGCTTACCACTTGCGAGTGGGTATCTTTATACCTATCAAGCAGGCTCTACAACGCCTTTAACAACCTATACAGACAATGGTGGCACTATTTCTAACACCAATCCTATTCAGTTAGGAACGGATGGCAGACCGCCAGCAGAGATATGGTTGACCTATGGCGTGAACTATAAGTTTGTTCTTGCTGATTCAACTAACGCTGTGATTCAGACATACGACAACTTGTATGGAATTATTGGCGTACAGGCTACCTCTGGGGCAACCATTCCTGCGGGTTTAATCTCCATGTGGTCTGGCTCGATTGGTTCTATTCCTAGTGGCTGGTATCTTTGTGATGGTTCAAACGGCACACCTAATCTGACAGACAGATTTGTGGTTGGTGCTGGTTCTACTTATGCTGTTAACGGAACGGGTGGTGTTACATCTGTAACGCTGACAACAAACAACTTACCAGCGCATACGCACACAGCAACTGTTACAGACCCAGCGCATAGCCATGTTATTGCTCAACCTGTTACTGGGTTGGCTGGTTCTGGTGCTTCTGGTTGGCAAGGTTCAAATACAGGAGTTAACTATGTAGTTTCTTCTAGTGCAACTAATACTGCAACTACTGGCATTACTGTGGCTAACAGTTCTACTGGTTCTGGCACATCATTCTCTATTCTTCCTACTTACTACGCACTAGCCTTTATCCAGAAAGCCTAAGATGGAAGATGTAAAGATGATTAGCGAAACAGAGGCTAAGTTAATGACGCACGAACAAATTTGCGCTGAACGATACAAGAATATTGAACTAGCGTTAGCGGCTGGCGAAAAGCGCATGACCAAGATTGAATATCTTTTGTATGCGGTTATGGCGTGTGTGTTGTTAGGCCCAGGCGTGGCGGCAACCATCGTTCACAAATTATTCGGGGTGTGACATTGACCCTTTTAGCCTCCTTATGCTTGCCCAAGGTGCAGTATCTGCTATCAAGCAGGGATGCTCAATGTTGCACGAAGGTAGGATGCAGTTGGAGAACGCTAAAGCAACTGCCGAGGGAGTTTTGGAAGATGTTAAGGCTCTTAAAGGGCTATGGGATTGGTTGGTTGGTTTATTTGCTAAACCAAAGCCTGCCGAAGCCAAGCCTGTGGCGAAAGCGAAAGCCCTTAAAAAACAGCAAACCTATGAAGAAGTTGAATTGCAAACCATCAACGAAGTGGGCATACAACTGGGCAACTTCTTTGACATACAAGCCAAGTTAAAACAGCATTACGACTCATTAGAAGCGGAATCAAAGGAACACTATGACCCTAATCAAAACACTTCTAAAAAGGCTATTGAACGCGCCTTGGTGGAACTCCAAATGGAAAACCTTGACGCGCAAATCAGAGA